TTGAAAAAACCTCGGGAAAAACTCAAATCTTGGATTGCAAGATTATCCTACGGCATCACCCCCTACTTGTCAAATGAAAAAATTGCAAATTGTTGCTACCGACAATCGGGGGGTTAGGCGAACGCGGCGAGGGTTCCGTCCTGATCGGCGGCGATCAAAACGGCGGCGGCGTCGCAACAATCCTCGAAATGCTTCTCCCCGAGGGGCCAAACGACCATAGGCCACCGTTTCGTAACGGCGTCCTGCACCGCCTCCTTCTCGGCGTAGCGGTCCCCGGTCGCGGCCTTCTTCGTTGTAGTGGGAAAGTAGTACTTGAAGGGGATCTTGTGCTGTCGAGCCCACGCGAAAGGGATGATCTTCGCGATTCCTGCCATCTTTGCGGCCCGTGCGCTTTGAGACCCGGCCGGGATCTCGGCGAGAACGGCGATCACACGATCTGCACCCACATCGTCCAAAAATGCAAAAATGGCGGAGACGCGACGGTAGTCGTCGTCGGTTACGCTGATCTTCTTTCCACCCACCTTGCGCTTCGCCTCCGTTCGTAGCCCGCGAACATCCGCAAGCGTGCGCGTCTTGGGGTCGTAAAGGCAAGCCCCCACGCCGCGCATTCCTGCGTCAATCGCCATGACGTAACGTCCGTGCCTCATCGCTTCACCTTGTGGAACGTCTTGCGCCTCCCCCGCCGCTCCATGATCCTTCCCAACTCGCGGAGCATGGTCGCCTTGTCAGGAAGGGCGATCTCTCGTTGCTTCGTTTCCACGAGGGAGGCCCGACGGACGAGGAGTTTGTGGCGGCAGTTGAGGCGGCACGGGGTGTTACCGCTCCGGGGCGTGATCGGCATGAGCCACTTGGGGAAGGGCATCCGCTCGACCATGTACTTGCACCCGTCGCAGATGGCCTTGTCGCGCAAGCCCGGCCCCGCCCAATAGAGGAGAACGTCGGACGGGAGCCCGAGCACGCGGGAAGAGTCGAACGTGGACTCCAGCGTGCCCACGTACATCTTGATCCGCTCCTCGACAAAGTACCGCCGCATGGGAGGGGACGGAAGCATGGCCGCACCGGACGGGGTGAACTCGATCTGTCCGTTGTAGAGTTCGTGGAGGAAATGCTCCCAATGCTTGGTCTCCTCGCGGATGACGGAGGCAAGCCAATTCCGCTCCCCCGTCATAGGGAATGCGGAGTAGGGAAGCGCAAGCGAAAGACCGCTGGCCCTTCGCCCGAGGTCGAAAGCCCTCTCGTGGAAACTCTTGAGCCGCTCCCTCGTCGCCCGTTGGAGGTCGAAGAACTCGATCTCCCCGTCCCGGTACTTGTTGAAGAGCATCAGGAGTTGACGGTGGGCCTCCGTTTGGAGGGCCAAGAATTCCTTCCTCGCGACCGACACCTCGACGCGGACCTCTCGCTCGTAGGACGCCCGCCCGTGCGAAACGCGCATGTAGTCAACGTCCCTGCCCATCGTGCGCGTTCTCGCCGTTCCTACGGCCTTCGTCTCCTCGATGGATTGGCGAAGGGCTTCCGAAGAACACCAGTTGTCGTAGGCGTGGAAGGCGGGGGCAAGCGTTTGCCTTTGCTCCTCCGTCAACCCGGAAAGAGGATCGGCAAGGTCGCGGCCCACGCCGGGATCGCGCTCGATGACCCAAAGGAGGCCGTCTGTCTCGGTCAATCGCATAGGACTTGCTTGCTCGTGATGCGCCCGCACTTGGCGCAAATCTTGTAGCCCTTCAACCATTCGTCCCGCGAATGGGGGTCTTCCCAAACGTGCTTTCCGTCGGGCGCTTGGGCGCACGTGGACGTAGGGGCTGTGATGACCTTGGTGATCTTAGTTGCTTCCTTCGACCTCATCGAAAATCTCCATCCCTCGGCTCAGACGATTTCGCAAGGTTCTTGACGACTTGAACCGGACTCCGTTGACGATCTTCTCCCTCAGTTGACGCCCCGTCGGGTGCCGTCTTCCCTCGGCGCGGAAGCACATCCTTCGGAACTTGCCGATCCGGAAGAGCGTGATCGGCTCCGCCACTTCCATCGCCACCTGAAACTCGTCGGCGAAGGCGGTCATCACGGCGCTCACGGTGGCCTGGGGCAACGCCGTGCGCTTGGAGATCCTCCGCACCATGTCCTTGCTTGTTATCACTTTCCGCTCCCAGAAGTCAACGGATAGGACGCCACGCCACGGAGAGCCTTGACCCGGTTCTCGGCCATGCGCCTCATCTCCCCGCGTACGTGTTCCCCGTTCGCGGACACCTCCCCGACTCCCGGCTTCGCGATGAACACCTCCTCCGGATCCTCCTTCCACGTTTTCTGGATCTCCTTGATTTTCTCCCAATCCTCCTTTGTGATGTCCTTCCCCTCGCGGAACTCCAGGGAACTCGCCATGCCCATCCCCTCCGTGAGGAAGGTGTGCATGAGGAGGGCCTTCCGCTCCGCTTCGGTCGAGGGGGCCGGGGGCTTTCCCTCCGGTTGCTTCTCACCCGCTCCCGGCTCGCCCGGCACCTCCCCGAACGCCTGGGCAGGAGATTGCGCCGACGGGTACGTGGGGGCTCTTGCGCCCGGGGTGGCTTGCGGCCACGGCGTCCCGGCGGCGGTGGCGCTCGGCTTGAGGAGTTTCTCGATGAGTTGCTTGGGGAGTTGCCCGAACTCTTCCAGAACGTACGGGATCCACGCCTCCCGGTTGAAGCCAACGTCGTTTCCCATCCGGACCATCCGGTCCATGAGGTCGAAGCGCATCTGCACGAGTTCCGACCGCTCGATCTCAAGGAAGGCCGAGGCCGGGGGCATGTGGAGGCGGAAGGCGTTCTCCTCGCGGTAGGGGTCGATGTTGTGGAAGGCGAGGTCGATCATCAAGGCCCGAACGAGTTCCACGAGGAAGGCCCGCTGGACCCGCATGACCGTCTTGGCGAAGCGAACGTCTTGCTTGCCGAGGGATTGCGCCCCCTCGTAGTTCCCCTCGAAACCGAAATACGCCTTGGGGACGCGGAGCCCGCCGAGGAACCGCGACAGCATCATGTCGTAGTCCCGCATGAGATCGTTGGACGAAGTCGAGGGGACCGTCTCGATCTTGGTCTGGTTGTTGGTCCCCAAGGGGAGGATGAGATCCCGCGCCTCGTGCCACGGCCCGCCTTGGGAAGTGAACACGCCCGACACGGGGTCCACGTTGTATTCCTTGTAGAGGCGCAGTTCCCACTCCTTGCACGCCTCGTACGCCTCCGCAAGCGACATCCCCCCAACATCCATGAGGATGAGGAGGCGGTCCGGACGGCGGAGGAGCCGTTGCATCACGATCTGGTCTTCCATGAGTTGGAGTTTCCGCCAGTTCTCGCGGGAACCCCAAAGGAGGGAGGAGCCATAGATATCCCGGCGCTCCCGGCCCCGGAGGCGGAAGTGGAGCACCTTGTAGAACGGCAGGGAGTTGGTGTCGTACTTGGTGACACGCCCCGTGGCATCGCACGGCGCGAACCCCATGAGCCGCCCGTCCTCGTCCTCCTGGCGCCCCACATCCCACGGATCGTACGGGCGGATCGATTTGATTCCCTCGTTCAAGGCGAGGGAGTTGTGCTCGAAATTGTCCCCGTACTTCAGCATGGAGCGCACGATGGGGTAGCCGCACTCCTCGATGCCCATGCGCTCAAGGCACTCCATGACTAACTTCTTGACCTCGTCGTTCCGCGCCGACACCCACACCATGCGGCCGTGCTCGAAATCGCGCTGTGTGGCATCCTCCGCGTAGGCGTCGAGAACGGCCGTCACGAGGGGGTCCATGTCCATCTCGCGGTAGATCGCGTAGAGTTCCAGGCGGGTGAGTTCCCGTTGGATCCCGATGACCTTCGCCACCCAATCCCCGGCCCGGCTCCCGCGCTCGATGGGATCCCGAGACTTGGTCTTGTCCACGGGGAAAGCGGAAGGGTAACTCCTCCCCACATCGGGGCGGCGGTCCACACCTTGCAAGCGCCGAAGGGCGGACCAGGGGAACATGACCATCTCGGAAAGCGTCGGGTTGACTCTCATCGGCGTCCTCGCGGCTACAGCCCAATGTTCTTGATCTGGCTCAAGAATCTATCATACTTGCCCGCCGCCGTTTCGGAAACCATTCCCCGGCGGTCCGGGGGAACGTCGGACGGGCGGATCTTGTCGAGGGAGCATCGATAGATCGCCCCGCAAATGGCATCGGAAACGTCCTTCGATCCGTCCTGTTGGTGGTCAACCTTTTCGCGCACGGCGTCGTACTCAAGCCCTCCGAGTTCCGCCCGAAGGAGTTCATGGGGCGGGCACTTGATACGCCCCTCGGCCATCGTCTGTCGAAAAACCTTGTAGGGTGCGATGGTGCGATCCACGGATTGCACCTCGGCCTCGAAACCGATGCCGCGCAATAATTGTATTGAATCCACCGATTGGTAGGAGTCGAACGTGATGAGGCGGATCCAGTACCCCACGTTCCGAAGGAAGATGAGGAAGTTCCTGATCTTCTGGAAGTCGATCTCTTCGCCCTTCGGCCCGGCCACGACCGCGAGACAAAAATCGACCTCGATGTCCTTGACGATGGTCTCCACCTCCACGCCGTCCTTCTTCACGGGGTTCCCTGCGAAGTCCTTCTCCGTGGTCATGTAGTGCCCGGCCGGGTGAAGCATGGCGATCCCCGCCCGGTCCTGCCTGACGGCGAGGTCGATGTGGATGTAGCGCGGAGCGCCGGGATGCCGTACGGGTTGCCACCGATTCATGTGGACGCGGCACACGCGGTCCACCGCGAACCGCTCCGACAACTCCCCAGGACTCCCAACGTGAAGGGGCGTGATCTCCTTGTCGAAACTCTTCGGCAAGGTAACGTCGAGCATGTTATTGATGATGATGCGCCTGGGGATGAACGGGAGGAATCCTTTGGTGGAGCGCCCGGCGATGTCGCGGATCGCCCCGTTGGGGTCTTCCACAAAAGGCTTGTAGTGCTCGACAGGAACCTCAATGATGTTGGCCTCCGCATCCGGAATGGCGGCGACGGTCACCTTCCAATCGCCTTCCACGTAGTCCACGGCGTCGAGGAGTTGGGCGTCCCGCACCTCATCTCCCAGTTGGACCCGGAAGGTCTTCCCGCAATAGTTGACGCGCTCGTTGAACTCCCACAAAGGGGCGTCCACGATGTACACGCCGGGTTGGTTCTTGATCTTGACGATCCGCTGATCGAGAAAGTCGGTCTCCGTGCGCTTCGATGAAACGAAACCCACGACACCCAGCAACTCGCCGTCGCTACCTTGGAAGCGCGATTCCAAACGCCGGGCGACGGCCGAGGCAAGTTCGTGCGCCTTCCCGGCCGTGGCCTTTCCTTGGTTGTAGAAGTTCACCTCGTCGCACGAGATCCCGATGAGGTTCTTCCCGATGGCGTGAAGTGCGCTGGACCCGGCGATGACGCGAATACCCTTCGGGAAGATGATCGCCTCCCCGCCCTTTTGCACGCGGGGGAACACCTCGCGGAAGTAGGGGGACTTGTCGATGGCTTGTTCTCGCAGGATGTAAAACCCGATCTCGTCCACGTGCGTGAGCGTGATCGCGTACACGCCGAACACGATGGAGGAATCCGAGGCGAGGCCGAAGTACCGGGCCGGGTTCTTGAGGCACGAGAGGCGGTAGATTCTGTAGGGAAGGATGACGGCGTTCATCACGTGGGACTTTCCGTACCCGATAGCCCCCGTGAAGATCACCTCGTAAATGCGCTTGGAGGGGTTGCAGATGTTGAGAACGTGCGGCCACCACGCCTTGTAAATGTCCTTCCCGATATGGCCGAGGTAGTCCTTCTCGGTGAAGAACACCTCCGGGGGCACGGGGATGCGCTCGTAGTCCTTGGCGTAGAGGGCCTCCAGCATCGCGGAGTCCCCGACTTGCCACTTCTCCAAGAGTTGGATGATCCACGCCCTCTGTTCGGTGGAGAGTTGGCGAAACAACTTGTCCCCGCCCTTGTCCAACTCGTTGAACAGGGCCTCAAGTTTCTCCTCCGAGATGGGGGAGCCGTTGAGTTCGTCAGGACTTGGGTTTGGGAGGGACAATCTCGGCCTCCACGACCTTCTCCTCTTCGTCATCGCGCAAGGCACGCGCCTTGGCGATCAGCGCCGGGATGTCGGCCTTCGGGCGAATCACGTTCTCGATGAATACCCTGACCTTCTCCCTCCGGTCCGGGGTCATGTCCCCCGGCATGGGGATCTTCTCGTGGAGACCGGAGAAGAGATTCACGTTGACACTCGGAGCCATTGCCCCGTGGTTTTCCTGAACGACGAGGTTCGCCATTCGGATGATCTCGTCCACGATGTTGTGTGCGTCCCCCGAGGCAAGGTAGCCCATGCGGACGAGTTGGTCGGTGGGCGTGGGAGCGCCGTCCGGACCGCCTTCCTTCAAACGCCAATCCTCGAAAAGTTCCTCGTTCAGTCTCGCAACCCGCTCGGCGGCGACGTTCAAGGTTCCGAGGCGGAGTTGAAGGGCGGCGAGGACGGCCCCGATGATGTGCTCCTTGGTCTTCCCGCTGAACAAGGTTTGACCCACGCGGTCCGTGATGCTATCGAGGATCCCCTTGTCCGCGAGGATCCGCTCGGCAACCGTTTGCGCGAGCGCGGCCGTGGTCTCCTTCGGGGCGGCGGCGAGTTGGAGTTGCCCGGAAGTGGTCCCCTTGAACTGGCGTTGGTACTCCTCGATGCTCACCTCGGGGTGGTAGACCTCAAGGTGGCGCACCGTGATTTGCGCCATCTTCCGGCCGCACAACTGGCATTGGATCATCTTGCGTTTCTTCTCGGGCACTTACTACCCTCCGACTTCGGTGACCCGAACCCCCTCCGCCGGGGGCTCCCGCTTCTCCTCCTCCTTCCGTTCCGCCTTCTTTTCTGGCTGTCCCCCGAGGAACCGGAAGGGGACGAGGGCGGTGAGTTTGACGTAGCGGTCCACCCAAGCGTGAAGCGTGCCGTCGGGGTAGACCATGTGGAGATCGATCATTCGCTGGATGAGGCTCTTGGAATGGGGGTTGACGGGAAGGAGCGCCATGCGGACCCATCGGGCCTCGTCGTACTCGATGAGCCCCCACAACCATTCCCAAGACTCGGACTCGTCTTCTGGGGCCTTGGACGCGGGGTCCATGAGGGCTTCGATCTTCTTCGGAACGTCGGCCCAAACGGCGGCAAGCCGTTGCATGGGTCTGCTTTGGTCGAACACGGCGACGATGCGGGCTTCGCCGTGCGTCTTCTTGTCGAGCGCGAGAGCGTCCTGGGCGTTCATCGAGCCCCTCCGTGGATCTTCCGTTGAACGAAGGAGCGCCGGGAGTGGACGAGCCGCTTAGGAATCCCCAAACGCTCCGAAGCCTCCTTCTCCCCAAACGCCTTGGAGTAGGCGAAACACCGCGCCTTCTGTACATGTTCATGGAGGGACCGGGAGGAGGGGAACGCGAACGTCTTCGTATCCTGAAGGCGAAGGAGGGCCGCGAGTTCGTCGGATCCGAGGTAAGCCGATAGCGGCTTGGCGACCTCTCGGAGTTCCCCCGCTCGGAAGCAAAGCCCGGCACACAGGCGGAGAACGTCGTACGCCCGGTGAGGAGGAAGCACGGAAAGGAGGTCGGGGATGATCCATTGCGAGGGAGAAAGCGCCGAAAGCGCGAGGTAGGCCGCGTCTTCGTTCGCCGCCACAACGGGATCAGAAGCAGTAAACCTTTCCCGAGAGGGAGCCTTCATGGTAGCACTCCGAGACCGCGTGCCGTCCTTCCGAAACCTCGAAAGCGGCCCTCGTTTCCACGACGGCCAGCCGGATGACGGACTCGGCCCGTTCCCGGGTCAAGGGGGGAAACCGGACGGACGCCACGATGGGGCATAGCATCGCGCCGTTCCGTACAAGCATGCGGACGGCGGCTTTCCACACGCTGGACTCGCCCGCCTCCTTGTAGGGGCACTTGGCGTCCATCTTCTCGATCAAGGCGTCCGGTTCAAGCATCGGCCTTCACCAAGGGCTTCTTCAAGCCCATCTTTCCCACCTGTAGTTTCACCCCGTAGTCCCGCTCGATGGCCTCGATGAGGTACTCCAGTTCCACCGCCGCCCCGCCCTCGTGATCGCGCACGTGTTGGGCGAGGTACGCTGTCGCCATCATGCCGATGATCTTCCCGTTGTTCTCGATCTTCGTACGCCGCTCGATGGTCTCCATGACCTTGACCACGTGGCGGTAGTCCTCCTTATTGTCGAACGTGAGCGTGATGGTGGGGAGTTCTTTCTTGGAAGGAACGACATCGACATCAGGATTGTCGCCGTCTTCCTCGGACGGATCCTCCCCAAGGGCGAGGCGAACCTCCGCCTCCAAGGATCGCGCCCCGAGAGTCTCGCCCTTCTTGGCCCACTTCTCCACCACCTTCTCTGTGGCGTCCTCGTCCTTGCTCTTGGCCTCCAAGACGCGGACGATGTGGTTGAGTTTTGACCAGCCGAGTTGGACGTACCGCTTGAGGGTGGCGGCGTCGATGGAGATGGAATTGAGGACGGTGAAGATCCGGTCGAGGCTTTCGGCTTTCCGCTCGCGGAACCCGAGAACGGCCCAGCACCAATCGCCGAAGAACTTGTACCGCTTGCCCTCCCAGAATTCCCAAAGGTTGTCTCGGCGAATGCGGCCGATGAGCCCCCCGAGTTCGTAGTACGCTTCCTTGAGGTTGGCCGAATCGGAATTGACGCGGGCGACGAGCACCTTGACGGACATGGACTCCACTTCAGACTTGCGGAGCATAAGACGCGCCTCATAAGACTACGTCCATGCTACCGCAAATCCTTCCGTAGTCAAGGGCACAACGACAGCCCCGCCATATCCGCAATCTTGGCGAGGTGTCGGCGGTGCTCCACGGCGAAGGAGGCGGGTGGGATCCCGAGTTCCATCGCCATGCCCTTGAGCGTCTTGGAGGCCCGGTCGAACAGGTAATCGTCGAAGGACGAGTACCCCAAGCGGGCGAGACCCTCCTTGAGCCTCCTTTGCACCGAGTTGGATCGGACACGGGAAACCATAGAAACCTCCTGACCCCTCCCTCCTTATATTCTACGCCATAATGTTCTCGGGAGGCAAACTCCCGAAGCACGTGAGGCACGCGGGGCACAGGCGGGCTTCCTTGTCCTTGCAGGAATGGCAAATCCGGTGCTTCTTGTCGGGAGGAGCGCCCGCGCTCTTGGCCTCCTTGACCACCACGGCCTTGTCCTTCGCGCTCTCCCACGCGGAGGGATCGTACTTGACGATGAACTCCTTGGTCTGGGACTTGTTCTTGTTGAAGTACAAGAGGAGCGCCCAGTCCCTCTTCGTGAAGTGCATGTAGAGGTTCATTTGGAAAACGTGATCCGCTTGGGGGAGCCCGTCCCCGTACTTGCCGAGATAGCCGCTCTCATTGATGGTCTTGACCTCAAGGATCCCCCGGTACATTTGCCCAGAAACGGAAACGTCGAGGAGGCCGTCCGTGGATCCCGACATGCCCGACTCCTCATCGAAAAAGTGCGGCTCCTGATACAGCCACGGGGGGAAGTCGTAGTAGTTCCGGTCGCACTTCGGGCAGAATGCGTAGTCCCGAAGCATGTTGCCGTGCGCGTCCTTCACCTGGGTGAGGGGCATTTGCACGGGCTTGCCCTCGGCTTCCACCGTGTGCCCGCAAGAGGCGCACCGCCACCCGCCGACAAGCCACCCCATGACACCGAAGTAGAATTGCACTTGCTTGTGCAGGACGGTGCCCGTATCGAGGATCGCTTGCGTCTCACCACCCGGGCGGAACACGAGCGAGGCCCGGCGGAGTAGGTTGTCGTATTTCTCCTTGGCCTCCGCCGTCTTGGAAAAATTGCGGGCCTTGCGCCACTTCTGCTCCCAATACTCAAGGATGGGGCACGCGCCCCGGATCGCCGAGGCACGCATGCGCCCACGGGCGGGACGGCGCTCCGGACGGGCGTCGAGGTAACTCACGATCCGGGGCCAGAATTTGATTGCGGGAATCACACCATGATCTTTCGGAGGCATTGTTCCAACTCCTTTCGGACTGCTGAGTATTCCAAACCCATCCCCGCCGTCCTTGCCAGTTCAAGGAAGGCGCGGAAAAGTGGAAGCGGAATCGCCACCCATTCCCCCGGCGTCCCGTACGGCATGACCGAGAAACCGAACCCCAAGGCGGGATGCCTTCGACGGGCCACGGCCTCCCGGGTTATCTTGGTGAGCCAGTCCCGCTTGATGGTGATGGAGCCCTTCTCCGTGGTCTTGCACTCCTCAAGGAAGAGGCGCTCCCGAACGTCCCCCTTTTGGGAGCCGCACCCCGACCCCGGTTGGCGGCGTCCCCCCAGTTCCTTGGCGTGGAGCGCCTCTTGCGCCCGCCACGCCGCAAGCGTTTGCCCCCCTCTACGAGGAGAGGGGATTGGCGAATGCGAGCCCCTTTTTGGAGGAGGCTCTTTTCGAGGCTCTCTTACGCGCATCGTATTCCTCGCACAGGAAGAAGATATGCGGGACGGCACCCGGGGCGGTCCTCTTTCCCGTGACCACCTTGGGAACCACCTCGCCCGGCTTGGGCTCAAACTGGTACGTTCCCATGTGCGCGATGATCGTCCCGAACCCCGATTCGTGCCAGTTTTTGTCGGCGCACACCGACATTCCCCGATCCCCGATTCCTACGCCAAGAAACGGCCCCCGCTCCTTGGTGTAGTCCTTCATGGCCTTCTGTTGCTCCTCGACCGTGTACACGATCCGTTGGCCGAGGATCTTGGTCCGCATGAGACGGACCGTGTTCCCCTTGTTGTCGGTCAACTCGTGATCCCACGGGGGCGGGGTCCACTCTCCCCGCCGGGGTTTTTCCTCCTCAACCCCAGGAATCTTGAACTTGGGTATTGGCGGCAACTTGTTCCGCATGATCCGATCTCCTTATAAAACATCCCTATCCTACCGGATCATGCGGGACTTGTCAAGTGGAAATCTTTCTCTTGAATCCGCTGAGAGGGTTCCGAAAACGCGGGGCGTGGTCGGCCACTCTCGCGGGAGCCTTCGCTTCCTTGCTCGGCTTCTTCAGCCCCTTGCCTTCGTCCTCCTTCGGGGGTTCCTCTTGAACGGATTCCCCCCACGCCGATTCCTCCACGTGCATGAGGCCGTCGAGCACGCGGGAGCGCAGATCCGCGTACACCGTTTGGTTCTCGCGAAGGAAGGTGTGGAGTTCCTTTTGGGTCTTGAACGCGCCCGAGTGATCGAGGAAGGTGGAGGGGAGTATGAGTTTTCCTTTCTGGGTCGCGAGAATCCCGAGTTTGCGGCCGTGTTCGACCACCGTGTTCATGTCTTCCGTGTCGCCCACGGGGATGTTGGCGGTGGGACGGAGCCAGAACCGGAACGAACCCTCGGCCTCGGGGAACCCGCCGCACTTGTTCTTGTCCACCCGGAACCCGAACGTGCCGAACTTGGCAACGTCCCCGTCGAACTCGTAGCCCTCGGCCTTCATGCGGATATCCAGAGAGTACACGTGCTCCTCGGCGTGCCCGCCCGTGGGGGCGAGGTAGGCGTGTTGGCCGTACCCGATCCCCTTCGTGCGGACCTGGGAGGTGCAAACGATTGTGGGAGCGTAGCGGTTCATCAAGCCGCCCTCGGCCATAGCCGAAAGCCACTTCTTCATGGCGCGGGTTACGAGGTTGGCCTGACGGGCGACCATCGGGTTCTCGCGCATGGACTTGGTGATCTCGTCCTCCGTAGCAAGCATGGAGACGGAGTCGATAATCACGAGGTCGTAGTCCTGTGTGAGGAGGAGTTCCTCGGTTACGTCGAGGACTTGCTCGGCCCACTTGCCCCCCACGAGGGCCACGAGTTTCGTGTCCACGCCGTTCTTCAGAGCCCACTTCTTGTCGATGGTGTGTTCCGAATCGATGTACACGCACCGCCACGGCTCGCAACGGTACGTTTCCGCGAACGCCACCCGCGTCTCCATCTGCTTGCTCTTGCGCTTGTCCTTCTTGTCCGCGATGGAATACGTCACATTGAGGAAGGGCTCTTTGCGCGTGGCCCCCTTGGGGAGCATCCCGTAGGCGATCTGGATCCCTTGCTCGTGCGACAAGAGGGAGAAGTGGTCAGGGTTGGCGAGCGTGTACCGGGGGTTGGGGCATCGGCAATCCCGCTTCCCGGTCTTGGGATCCTCGACAATGGGGAACTTGCAATGGCGGCAGTATCGTTGCCCCTGCGCCACCACCCGGAGGCACGTGGTTGTCTTGAGGGAGGACTTCGGCCCCCAAAGCCGGGACAAGCGGCCGATGGGGAGCCCTCCCCGCGTCTTCCAATCGAGGTCGAAAATGCCGAAGGGAAGGCGCATCACCTCGGCCACCGACGCCACATCGAGGGGCAGGGCCGTGTGCGTCCCGTACTTGGCATTGATGGCGGCGGCGAGTTCGCGCAAGCGTTCGCGCCCGCGCTCCGACGATCCTGAAAGGTTGTGCGTCATGTGGATGCTCCTTTCACGGTTGTTACACATCTTCGACGGCTTCGCGCAGAGCCTCGTCTTCTTCCCGCGCATCGGCCTCCTTCGCATCATCCATCTCGGTGCGCGGAGGCGATCTGCGGAAGCGGTCGCCTCTAACTTTCGCCTTGCGGTACTTCTTGCTACGTTTCGTGTCTCTGGGCATCGTTCACTCCATCACGAATGAACAGGCTCGGCCAGTTCCCAAATCAGACGCTCTGGACACGAGCGGGGGCGTCTCACGGCTTGGCCCCTTTCTGTTCATTCAGATTGTCATGCTGGTTCGTAAGACGCCGCGAACACGCCCGGCTTGCACGGGTAGAACTCGCCCTTTACACCCTTGATGATCCAGTCTCCGACCGAACACAGCATTTCGCCTTCGAGGGTTGGAATGATGAGATTTGGCTTCCGATCCTCCGGGTCTCGCGCCGTTGGACAAAAGGCCATACACTCGGCATCGTTCTTTCCCGTGAACCGAACGGCCTCGATCACTACGGGTTTCTTTCGGAACTTCATCTTACCTCCAGACACAATTCGGATTCTGTTAGACCTTCTTCTGCGCCGCATTCACTCTGCGAACGGCAAGCGCAAGATGATCCGCGCACACGACTCCTTCCAGCCGCGACAACTTCGGAGCGCCGTCATCCCCGAAGATTGCAAACGTGGGTTGTTTGCGGCACTTTCCGATTGGCTTCCCAAGAACGCGGCACCGATTTCCCCACGCCGTATTCGGCTGTACGTTAATCATGCCTTCACACTCCTTCGGGTTCGTATCCCCACCTGATTAGATCGCCCTCACATTTCTCAGAATGTTAGTGGCTTCCGTTCGATTCATGGTTACGCCTTTCGGAGGATGTCAGCACCCGGCCACTTTGTGCAACCGCCGCATCACCACCTTGTCGTCCCCGTCGAGGTAAACTTGACAGTCGTTGCACAACCGCACTCTCCCGTACTTGAAGTACGTCCTACGAGTAGAGCACTTCTTACATACGGGTTGCCCACATCGAAAACATCTCGACAGACGAAGCGGGAGGGACGCTTCCTCCAAGTTTCCCGGCGAATCGCAAAATTGGTCCGAAACACAACAGGAATCGCGCCCCATCGGCGTCCTCATCTTTGTGGGCATGTCCCACCCCCGATCTCGCGCAAGTCGATGAATCTTCGACACCGCTTTTGATCTTGTTCCCGCTCGATCATCCGCCTAATCTCCTGGTCGTGCGAAACGTAGAAAGCATGGCGGCACTCGGGGCACTCTTCCCAATGCCCGATCTTGTAGCGCGTCCGAAAGGGCTTACCGCACTTCGGACACCACACTTCGGTCTGCTCACCCACCGCGCACCCCGTCAATCGTTTCGGACGAACACCCGGCATTGACCAGCGGCCTTCGGACCCGTGATCTCTCGGATCTCCCCGAGTTCCACCAGACGGTCGAAGCACGCAAGAAAATCCCACCCGTCATAGGTCATGCCAAGGACAACCTTCCCGGTCATAAAGGCACCCGCCGAGTCGAGAAGAGTCCGCACCTTGTCCCGAACCCTCAAGAACAGAACCGATCCCTCCTCGGTGAAAAGATTCGGGCGTTGCGTGGCATAGTTGTACGCCATGAGACACCTCATTCATTGAGCATGTCCGAGACGGCGATCTTGGCGTCCTCCTTGGTCTTGCGCGTTCCCTCGCTCCTCGGACCCTTGGCGAGTTCCACTTGCCAATGCCAGTTGCCCTTGACCTCGACCACGAAGCCGAACCCCTTCGGCGTGACGAGTTGCTCCATTCCGCGCTTGGACCCCTCGACGGGCTTCCACCCGAGCCCTTGCGTCCTGATGAGGTCTTCCATCCCCGGCTTGGCCTCGCGAGCCTTGCCGATGATGTTCTTCTCGTCCTCCGAGAGTTTGTACGACTTCGCGCTCTCGGGGATCCAGAGATGTCCCTTCTTCGCGGGCTTATCCATCGATCTCTCCTCCCATGTATTTCAACAGGCGGGCTAACTCCCGCTCTCGTGTCCGCAAATCCCGGCACTCCAGCAAAAGCGCCCCCTTGACCCTTTTCACAATCTCCTCGGGGGAGTCTTGGCAATGAAGCACGTTCCATGACCTCCCCGTCTTGGCGCTGATCTTGCCGCTCTTGAACCTCCCATTGAGGACTCGCAAGCGGATCACCGTGTACTCCCCGTCCTTACGAGCGCCGATGAACGCCGCCGCCTGGAACGACCGCTTCCGGATCTTGATGTACGAAGGGACCGGGGTAAAGGACACCCGGACCGGAGGCACGATCACGCTCGGCATAAACCCCTCCTACCCCTCTTCCATCTCCTGCTTGAAGATGTCGTTCACCTTGTCCATCGACTCGTGGATGAGTTGGTCGCGGAGGCGGCGGATCTCGGCCGCATTCTCGACGCAATGCCGGGTTGCGGTGATCCCCACCGTGAACCAGTCGTTGGTCGAGACCTCCTTGGAACGGCGGATCTCCACGCTCACGGGGACCGTCAACACGCCCGAAGGAAACACGACGGTGTTGACGTATTCCCGCTTGTCAGGATCGCCGCCGCGAGCGATTTCGACGGTTACGACTTCCGTCTTTGCCACGGACGGCCCTCTTTCGGGTCTGAGCAGTTTTTTTGTCGGCATGGAACCTCTCCCAAACAATGCCTTCTTTTTCGAGATTCTCGATGATGATCTGCCGGAACGTCTTGGTCGGACGGTGCCCGTTCACGAGATACGTGTATCGAAGGGCCTTCCGCACGGCCTCCAAGAACTCCCGCGAGAACCAGTAGCGGCCCGCCTCGTCGCGAAGAGTGCAACCGGGAAGCGTCTTCTTCCCGATCCATCGACTAATCGTGGGGGCGGAACGGCAAACGAATTTCCCGAGAACGCCCGTGGAGTACACCAGCGTCTTCTTTCCCGCGTGGATGACCATCCTCGGGGAGTGGAGCCGAGCCTCGGCCCAACGGTCGGCGCTCTCGCGCTCCTCCTCGGCGATCTTCTCACCCGCTCCCCGCGCTCGGTCGAGGTCGCGAGAATGGCGGCTCCGCGAGAGAATCGCCTCGCGGTAGGAGGGGTCGCTCACCCAACGCTCTTTCTTTCTCTGGGCGATCTCCTCCTTGTGCTCCCGGTAGTACCGCCGCAAATAACGGAGTTGTGCGGCTTTCCGGGCCTCGGCCGTTGTGTGGATCGGCGGTCTTCCTCTTTTCATGGCTAATACCTCGACGCTGGAACCCGGTTGCGGAGAGTGACACCAAGCCTTTTATATTGCTCCTCCCGGCGCACCGCCCACCGGACGAGGCCGGGGATCCGATCCACAAAGTCCACGATCAGAGGCTTGAACTTGGGAACGTAGAACCGGAACGCACGCCCAACGGGTTGCTCCACATCGGGCCTCGGGGTGGCAAGCATGATGCAATCAAGGTCGCCGATGTCGAGCCCCTCCTCGGCCATGCCGTACGTGGCAAGGATCACCGTTCGGCCTTCAACCTTCTCCAGTTGTTCGTCCTTTCGCCCACCCACGTAGAACCCCGCCCGACGCTTCAAGGCAACCGGGAGCAGTTTGTAGAGGCGCGAAAGGTGGATCCGTGTTCCCGCCAAGACGATGATACGCTTCCTCCCGTGTTCCACCGCCTTGATGATCTCCCCCACGATGACTTCGTTTCTGGATTCGATGTTCGCGAGGCGCTTCTCCAATCTCGACCGATTGATCCCGCCCGCCGAATAGAAGTACCGTGTGCTTCCCAGAAAGTGAATGCCGAAGAAAACCGCATCGGCCTTGACCTCGTCTCGTTTGAGTCCAAAGAGAACGGGGCCGAGGGTATGTTCAAAAAGAGGTTGGAGGCCGTCTTTCCTCCGAAGCGTTGCCGTCAGCCCAATGGTATATCGAGCGGACAGTCTCCCGACGACCTCCAACCATGTCCGAGCGGGAACGTGGTGGGTTTCATCGACCAGAACCACGCCCCATGCCTTGTAGAACGCCTCCGGGTAGTCCCTCGATGCGATGGATTGGATCATGCCCACCGCGAAGGGGATGTCCTTCCCGAACTGGCACGTGTCTTGTTGCACGATCCCCACCTTGGGCGGCTTGCCGTTCACGCGCATGAAGAGGCGGAGGGCCTCCTTCCATTGGCGCATGAGGAATCCCTTATGCACGAGAATCAGGGTGGAGCGGCCGAGCGCGGCGGCGACGGCCACACCCATCACGGTCTTGCCCGTCCCGCACGGGGCCACGCCGAACCCGCCGAATCCGTTGTCGCGGACCCCCCGGAGAACCGCGTCAACGAAGAGCGGTTGCTGGGAGGGGAACTTGCCGTGCCCGAGTTTGGCAGTACAAGTGGCCTTCACCGGAGTTCCATCCGAGCGCCGATCCACGGCCTCGATGCCCCGCTCCCACAGGAAGTGGTGCCCGTACCAACGGGGGAGCCAAATATGGCTTGTCCCCTCCGTGTACACGCGGACGGGCTTGTCCTCATCGGCGAAAGACCGTTGCTTGACCGTGAGGTCTTGCTGTAGGGCGAGTATATCCGCACGGCTCAAAAGCGCCTTCGGAACACGGATCATCTTTTCAAGGACGGCGTTCACTTCTCCCACCTTTTCCCGTAGTGAACATCCGCGAGGACGGGGACGCGCAACTCGTGGGTGTTCTCCATAGTCTTTTGGACGACAGCCGCGACCGCCTTCACCTTGCGGTCGGGCGTCTCAATGACGAGTTCGTCATGGACTTGAAGGACGATCCCCGTGTCTCCATATTTGTTGCTACCGTCAAATATTTTGGCGAGTTTGCAGATGGCCTCCTTCATCAAACCCGCCGCGCCCCCTTGGATGATCGAGTTGACGGCCTCGCGGATCACCCGGTAGAAGAGCCAAGCATCCTGGCCGTCGTACACCCCGTTGGCATAGTCCCGCTTCTCGCGCATAAAGTGGCGCACCCTCCCCGTAAGGAGTTTGAACCACCCGCGATTGACGAGCACGCGCTCCACCCAGCGATGGAAGGCAAGCACGTTGGGATACCGGGCAAAGTAGGACTCGTGAACCTCCTCGGCGATCTCCAAGGGAACGTCGATTTGCTTCGCGAGGAGTTTCGCCCCCATGCCGTAGATCAGGCCGAAGTTGGTTGACTTCGCCCTTTGCCGTCCCTCCTCGGGGCCGTAGTGTTCCACGAGGGGCGTATTAACCCCCGTTTCCCAATGGATATCCCTTCCGAGCGCGAATCCCCTACCCGCCTTCTCGGCCTTGCGCCACTCAAGACGTTCCTCCCAGCATTCGGGGCACATCAAGAGCGGCTTGTTCGTCTCCCCCGTGGACCCGCACGTGAAGCACTTCCACGAGCGATAGGCCGAGAGGAGATTCTTGTCTTGCGAATAGTGCGCCATCATCCTCAGTTCAATTTGGGAGAAGTCGGCGATCACGAAGGAATACCCCTCGGTAGGGATGAACACGGTCCGGGTTGAAGGGGCGTTCGGGAGTACGTCCTCGGTTGTGCCCGGCCGGGGTTGGTTCTGAAGGTTGGGATCCGACGAACTCCACCTATCGTTGGGAGTCCCCACGGGGTTGAATGACGTATGCACCCGCCCCTCCCCATCCGCTTTCGAGATTTCGTGGAGAGGGATGATGTACGTGCTCAGAATCTTATCCACACGGCGGAGGCGCACGGCGGCGGAGGCGTCTTCGTCCTTATGCTCCGCCGCGATCCACTCCAAAACGTCCGCGTTGACGGAGGCGAACTTGCGATCCCCCGTCTCCTGGGCCTTCTTCGTCGTCATGGCCCAATCCGGGGCCTTGATCCCCTTCTCGACCCAGAAGAGTTTCCGCATTTGATCGGGAGAGGCGGGGTTGAACTCGTCACCGTGGCGGGATCGGAATTCCGAGAGAAGAGCATTCGCCGCTTGCGAATACATTTTCCGAAGCGCCACGAGTTGCTTCCTGTCGAGTTTCACCCCCCGAGTTTCGATGCGGGCGATCTCCTTTACGACGGGCATTTCGAGGTTGAAGAAGAGGTCGAGAAACCCCTCCTTTTTCACCTCCTCAAGGAACCCCGCCGTGAGTTGGAGCGTCCAAACGGCGTCGTTCCGCCCGTACTCAGCGAAGCGTTCATCCCGTTTCGCGGTGGCCTCGGCCGTGGTGATGGGGCGAATCTTGGCGTCGGCCCGGGCGACAACGTCCTCCTTTTTCATGCCGGGCGGGAGGCTCCACGCGACACGCTTGGCGAGGGACCACGTGTCCAGAATCTTCGGCTCTTGCACCTTGCTCTTGAGGCGCTCCCTCTTGTATATCGCCCACACGCTTTGAATCCCCTTGCGGCAGTTCTGATCCCCCTTCTTGAGGATGTCCCGCATCTCCCGCTTGACGGCTCCGAAGGGCTTGGCGTTTTGCGCCCCGAGATCGGCCCTCGCCCTGTCCTTCAACCCGTGATCGTCGTCCTCGTCCAAGAGGTAGTGGAGCATCATCCCATCGATGATAGTGCCCTTCGGCACGAGATCCCGGGCTTTGAAAACTTGAAGGTCGAACTTGGCGTTCCAGAACGCGAGTTGAACGCCCGTCGAGGCGAAGAGGGGCTCGATGAACTTCTTGCGGACCGAGTCCCACATGGCGGGATCGCGCTCGAAAGACCAGTAACAACCCTCGGGGGCCTCGGGATTCCCCCAAGCGAGGGATAGCCCCTTGAGAGCGGTTTTGCACGGGGGCTGATCCTCGTCCGTCTCCGTGTCCACCGCCACCATCGGGGACTTCAATATTTCATTGATCGTGGGCATTCGGCACACATGAATAGACCGGGCCACAAGGTGTCCCGTAGCACCTTGTGGCCCGGCAGAAGGAGGAATCACTTCTTCGGCTTCTTGACCCCCGCCTTGGGCATGTCCGGATTCTCTTCGTCCCCCTCGTCGCCCGATTCCGTGCTTTCCGGATCCTCCCCCTTGAACTCCTCTTCTCCGGAGTAATCGACCTCCTGCTCCCCGTCCTCCTTCTTCACCCCGTCATCCACCCCCAGGTAGGCGAGGAGGAAGGCCGACTTCTTGGGATCGGGATTCAAGACCTCCTCGTAGTCGTAGGGCGTGATGAGGAGGTTGAGAGCCTCGACCTCGGAGAGGGTTTGGCCTTGCCGCTTCGCGCCCTCGATGATCCCCTTGATCCGGGGCGACTTGGCGAAGAACTTCTTGAGATCCATCTTGCCCGTCATCTCCCAGTCATCTCCGACGCGGGAGGCGTTGCGGTCGGTGCGGTAGAGGTGGAACTTGGCCCCCACGAGGGAGCCGTTCTTCTGGCGCTTCTTGGCGAGTTTCATCGCCGTCTTGCGGTCGAGGGGAAGCAACTTCTTGGTGTGCGTCCAGGTCTTCCCCTTCCACTCCGTCTCGCGGAGATCGATGATCGTGAGGTATCCCACCCAATACCGCCCGATCCGCGAATCGTCGCGAATCATCGCGTTGCAGACCCGACAGTTCTTGGGATCCCCGTCCGGGGACGAGTCGGGGCACGTGCATTTGATCTTCGCGGCCTTGGAATCCCCTTTGAGGAAGAGGGAGTGGCGGTACACGTTGAACGACTCGTCGTCCAACAGGATGATGTCCGCCTCGTCCCCCTCTCGGAGATAGAACTCCTTCTCGAAACGAGCCCGCGACGATTGGGGGACGCCCTCGGCTTCCCCCAGACCCCTTGTTGCGAATCCGCTCTTACCCATGATGAAACCCTCCGACAAAAAACCTTTGCCTCATCGAGGCCACCTCAAAGAGGTGCCCTTACTCCCCATACTATACCCGATCACCTTGCGGTTGTCAAGCCTTGAATAAACCAAGGAACCTTTTTCTTCAACGCCCTGACGAAGTGAACCCCTCCGTCATCGGAGGGATCCTTCCCGTCCGGAAGGACGGCCACGTTCACGTGAACCACCTTTCCGAGCCACCGGGCAATCGATTGCTGGGCGGCGACCCCGGCCGCGTCGGGATCGAACATGATCGTGACGGATCGGAATCGCTTCTTTAGCCAATCCCGCTTTGCGGGGGTGAACACGGTGCGAAGCCCGATGTTGCCCAGAACATTGGGGTGATTTCGCCTTCCCACGATCACATCGATGGGGCCTTCCACGAGAACGGCCTCGTCTACGGTAGAATCCAGTTTGTGCTCCCCGTAGAAGTGCGCCCCCGTGTTGAATCCGAAATAGTTACGGTACTTGGGAGCCACGGTATCGTCCAACGTGCGGCCTATGACGCCCACGAGGGCACCATCAGAATCCCAAACGGGGAACGTCATGCGCTCCTCAATGATGTCGTGGCCGAGGAGCCACGTTCCGATTTCCTTTCTGGAGAGTCCGCGCTTCAAGGCGTACGTGGGAAAGAGTCGGGAGCATGCGCGGACGAAGCGGGTCAAGGCAAACGCTTGCGGAGCCACGGGGCGCTCCGGGTTGAACTTGCTGTCGAGCGCCTTTCGGATGTCGAAATGCTTCTCCGCCTCCTTCGCGAAGGCGAGAGCATCCGCGAAAACCTTGAACTCGGCCTCCGCCCGGGCGAGGAACCCCACCACCGTGCCCTTCTTCCCGCACCCGAAGCAGTTGCACACCGAACGCTCACCCTCGTCCACCTTCACGGACCATGACGGCGCTTGATCCACGGCGTGCGCGTGCTCTGTGGAGTACGGCGCAAGGGGGCATTGGAGGAGAATGTTCTTCCCCCGCGTGCTCCCGTGGGAGATCCCAAGGATCTTAGCCAGTTGTAGGATGTCTTCTCGGTTCATTGTTGCTACCGACAATGGCCTACTTTCCCTTGCCTTTTTTCTCAGAAAAATCCTCATTGTCGAACGATTGACCCGTGGCCTTGTTCCCGTAGTACGCGGCGACCTCGGGGAAGTTCATTGTGTCCAAGTCCCACCGGATGGTCATCTCCTTGAGGCGAAGCCCCTTCCGGGTCTTGAGCGTTCGGATGAGCATCTCGTTCATGTCCTCCATGTCCAGGGTTCGGAACATGGCGATAATGAGGTCGCACGTGCGGGCAACCGCTTGCGTGAAGGCGGTGTCGGCGAGGTCCGCCTTCTTGTCCAGTTTGCGGACGGTAGAGGTGAATTGCGTGACGATCATCATGGGGATTCCGCATCGGTGCGTGATGTGGTCGCAATCCACCACGAGTTGGGCCATGTCCTGCCACTCTTGGCTCTTGGAACAAAGGTAGAACGAGTCCCACACCACGAAGTCGGGTTTGTGCTCGCGGATCTTCAGTTCCACATCGAAAGCCCCGGTGATCTCCCCGGGGCCGTACACGTTGAACTCGCCCACGCCGTCGCCCTTGCGTTGGCGGTTGTACCACGCGAGGAGGCGGTCCTTCTCGTCCGTATGAAGGTCTCCCGTCTCGAAACGGTCGGCCGAGACGCGGGCACCAATGGCGTCTTGGCGCAACAGGATTTCGTCGGGCTCCATTTCCGAGGATATGAAGAGCACGTTTCCGCCGTGTTGGCATACGCAATCGGCACACAACCCCGCGAACCAAGTCTTGCCGATCTCGGGCCGGGAGATCACGGCGATCAAGTCCTTTTTGCGGAAGCCGCGTGTGACGTACGTCAGGCTCTTCCAAGGCGTCTCAAGCCCGAGGATGCCTCCCTTCTCGTGGCGTTCCTTGTAGTCGTTGAGGCGGCGTGCGACATCCGCGTTTAGGGAGCGGTACGCCTCCGCACTTGCGTCCACCGTTTCAAACGCCGTTGTCTTCTGAATCAACTCCTTCAAGGAACTGAGTGCCGCTTCCGGATTCCCCTGCGCCAGGGAATCGGCGACGTTCCCACGGATAGCATCCGCCATCATCGTCGTCATCGCCCGTGAACGGATCTCCTCCGCATAGTGGCCTACGTTCTCGGGAGCCGGGGGCAACGTGACGGCGAACTTTCCCTCCACGGTTTCCGGTCTTGGGAGCCTTGCGTTCTTCTGGAAGAACTTCACGATGAAGGCGTGAACGTCCTTCCACGCCGTGTCGAGGAACTCCGGGTTTACCTTCTTCAACAGTTTCGGGTTCTTCGCCCGAAGCACGGCCGAGATGAGGGTCGCGTCGAGATCCATGAGACACTCTCCTCTTCATGTTCACTTGGCGGGTTTCCCGCCCCTCTTCCATTGGTCTGTGCTCACAATGATCCTTTCGGTGATCCTTCCCAAAAGGCTCACCACCGCGCTCGTGTAGCGCGTTTGTATCGCCGCTTGAGACAGGTTCGTCGTGATGATGATGCTTCCCACCGTTTCGTACCGGGTGCGAAGGACGCGCTCCAATTCCGCCCCCGCCGCCCCCTTGGGGTCGAAGCCCTCCGCCCCGAGGTCATCGAGGACGAGAAGATGGACGGTTTTGACCAGCGTGGAGATACGGTAGCCTTCGTCCCACATCCCTTCGGCCGTGGCGTCCTCGTAGTACACCTTGGGAACGTCCTTCGCCGAGAGGAAGAACACCGTGCCTCCCCGCTGAAGCACCTCCTTCAAGGCGACCACGGCGAGGCAAGTCTTCCCCGTGTTGAACTCCCCGAGGAGGCGAAGGCCGCTTCCCCGATTCACGAACCGATGGATTCCGACAACGAACTTTCGGAACAGATCCTTGAACGAGGGTTCACCCTTGATGCTCTCAAGGCGAGCGTTCCAATACCGCTCGGGCACGCCCGAACGAACGAGCATGTCCTCGCTGATCGTATTGACCCTTTCCGAGCCAATCACTCTTCTTCGCATTTGAAGTCCTCCCACTCCTCCACGGGCTGGTCCGAGAATTTGCGGTCCACGTTGCGCTTGAATTTGCGCTCCCCGTCCGCATAGGCGCGAATGCTTGCGTAGAATCCCTTGAAAAGCCCGGGGGTCGGAGAACCCGTCCACTTGAATTCGCGCCGAAGGGCGCGATAGTTCTTGCAGAAGAATTCCGCAACCTCCTTGATTTCCAAGAGGGGAAACCGAGCACGGAGTTGGGCGAGGACGGGATACCCGTGCCGCCCGAGCCTACCCGTGGAGATGCCCTCGTCCTCAAGAAGATCGGAGATCATCGACCACAGAGTTCCGGCGTTCCACTTGGTGAGGGGAAGGGTTCGCCAACCCCTACCACTTTTTGGTAGGGGTCTCCCCGAAGGGGCTGGTTTAATTTCCTCCGGATTACTTGCTTTATATCCTAAAGGACGGTTTTTCCCCAAGTCCTTGCCCTTCCTTGGCTTACGCAAACCGTTGGAGGCACCCCTACCACTTTTTGGTAGGGGTTCATAAACCTTGTCGGATTGGCGATCCGTGGGGTTATATGAAGTCCGCTTCGTCGTCGCACTCTTCCCAGCCATTTTCCGTCCAACGACCCTCTCCGCGAGATACCCCTTTCCGTCCCTTGTTAGGAAGGCGGTTGGGAGGCCGGGACGATCCAGCCTTTGGATCCATTCCTCCTTTTCTAACGTCTTGAGTCCCTTCCGGACGGTGTTGTGGGAGAGGCCCGCTTCCTTTCCTATGCTCTCCACCGTCCTGCACGCGCACTCGCACCCCGGACCCGCTATCGACCGAACGTCCTCCGGAGGATGCTCCACCCTCGCGATCCTTCGGAGGTGGAGGTACAGGGCGGTAGCCAAACGACCAATAGTCGTCTTTCCGTATTCCGATGCCATGAACGTCTCCCCTATCGGAATCGTCGGTTCGCTGAGAGAACCACGCACGTTCTTCCTCCTTCAAGCCGAGGGCGAGGGCGATAGCCCCAACCGCGTCCCTTTGGCTTTGGGTTTGCGGGTTAAACGTGGGCATGTCTCTAAAGGGGCCGTACTTCCTCATATAGAGAGCGAGGCACGACAGCATCATGCCCGTGCGTCCAATACCCGCCGAACAATGGACGAGCAAACGATTGCGCCCGTCCGATATGACGGCCCGCGCCTTGCGGACGATGGGAATGATTTGCTCCACTCTCGGGATGCTGAAATCCGCGATGGGGAACTCGATCACGTGGAGACCCTCCCGGCGATACCACCGGGTGAGCCTCTTGCCGTAGTAGCGGAGTTGCTCTTCGTCGGGAAGGAGGCACAGGATGTGGGTGATCTTCCCGCGCTTCCATTCCTTGATCGTCTTGAGGACGCTCTCCGCCGACACCACAGGCCCCGTGCCGCCGGGATACCCCGGCCGCGACGATTTGAAGAGCCTATGCCTCGTGTTGTGAACTTCAATCATGTTTTGAAGCCTTTAACTTTTGAACGTACAACTCCCACGCCGATTCGCCTTTGTTGCCGTGATAGGCGGTCGAAACGAGAATGCCGAGATGCCTCCTGACAAGTATCGACCATGTGGTCTTTGTGTAGGGTATGTGGCATCCCCTACACCCTTTTTCGGATAGTACCCTCATGGCGATGAAGTCTCCGGTCCTAAGCGCCTTTCCCGGCTCCCATGACAGGGCATTCGGGTCAATCGGAAGTCGGATCTCAACTCGTGCATCGTGCCCGGCATCGGGAAGTAGTATGTGAAACGTGATTCCGTTATTTTCAATGAGTTTCAGAATGTGCGGGGGATCGTCTTCCACGTGCGGGAGAAACTCTTGCTTCTTCAGAAACTCAAAAAACTCGCCCGCGTCGGTCATGGCTTGCCCTCCTCATAGTGGGGGCACGTTCCACATTCCACCGATGCGGAATCCTTGAACGGCTTTCCTTTTTTCAAACAATACAAAGCGTTGGTTTTAGGGGACAAACTGGAGGTCAATTTTGCTTGGTGCTTGCAAATTTTGCCCGCGCTCGTTGCCTTCGGAATCGGAGGTTCATCCCCCACCAACGAAATGTTGACAAGCGGGCTTTCCGGCTTTTTTTCCAGAGTTCCCACCGATGCACCGTGCGGGAGAACAACTCCCTGGGTCTTCAACTTTTCCAAAACACCTTTCGTCACCTTCTCTACCGCCTTTGTGTCGAACGC